CAAGGACCTGCAAATTACAGAATAATTGAAGATGCATATACTCTGGCAATGTCTCTTGGATTTTCGTGTGGAGTAAAAGAAGGAAGAAGCCAATGGACTGATGAAAAGAGTGGCGATAAAAAGTTTAGTACTTATAAAGAACTAACAATTACAGGACACAAAATTCATGAAATCCCAACACTTCTTCCTCGTAAAAAATTAGTACCTATTGAAAATGAAACCCAACTGCTAAGAAGCAAGTCATTTATGTGTAGTAAATTTAATTTGTTAAAAGTCGGAGTCGGTCCTTACGTTGGTTGGCAACTTCACGATAAGCGTGGAAGATTCTGCAGCATAGATGGTCTCATTTTACATAATACCCCAGAAGGAAGTTCAGTTGGTATCGTAAAGAACCTAAGTTATATGGCACACATCACCATCAATTCCAATAGTTTGGCGCTATATGAATATGTCACTCCTCACATTATTTGCATTGAATCCGCGAAGCCAATTGAGTTGTTTGAGAAGACAAAGGTCTTCATAAATGGCGCGTGGATTGGAGTCACTGAGCAGCCACAACATCTGTTTGTTATGCTGAAAGATATGAAATGCAAGGGCATCATCAATATTTACACTTCAGTCGTCTTTGATTACAAAGTCAATGAAATCCGTGTTTGCAACGATGGCGGACGCATCACAAGACCAGTTCTCCGTGTCAAAAACAACAATATTTTGCTAACCAATCAGATCATTAGTGATTTAAAGGAAGGCATTTTGACTTGGGATGATCTGTTTACTGACTGCAAAATCGGCGAAGCAGTTTTAGAATATATTGATCCAGAAGAGCAGAATCATAGCCTGATTGCTACGAAACCCAGAGATCTTCTACCAAGTGAAACGATGTACCGTTTTACTCACTGTGAAATACATCCAAGCACAATGTTTGGCGTCATAGCCTCGTGTATTCCCTTCCCGGAACACAATCAATCACCCAGAAACACCTACCAATGTCTTGATATTCACGAAAATGTATTAATGAGCAATGGTACTAAAAAACAAATAAAGGATGTTAAAGTTGGAGACTTAGTTGCATCGTTTAATCCAATCACAATGCAAATAACCAATACTACAGTAGTAAATCACTATGTTCGTGAAACAGATAAAAAAATTTATGAAATAAAAACCGTTTCTGGTAGAATTATAAAAGCAACCGAAGATCATAAATTTATGACTTCTGATGGATGGACTGAAGTTAAAAACATGACAATTGAAAATTCCAAAATTGGAATTTATGCACACCAAGAAAATATTAGTAATGAAATACAAGAAAGAGTATGTATATTGTCAGAAGAAAAGTTTACAGAATTCTTTATTGAAAAAGGGTTTGAAATGAGAACTATTATAAAATATAAGACAGAATTAATTGAACGAAAATTACTTCCTTTATATAATGACAGTGAAAATTTAGAAATATTATCCAGATTATTTGGGTTTACATTATCAGATGGTTCAATTAACATTTACAATAGAACTGGAAATAATTTAGCAAGTTGTTCATTTAATTTTGGAACTGAAAAAGATGTTGAAAATTTTCATACAGATATAGTTCAATGTGGTTTTAAAGCATTAAAAGCAAATGAATGTGACAGAACATTTAATGATACAACTCATCATACATTTGCATTAACATATGCTGGAGCATTTCCTGCATTGCTTATAAGTTTAGGAATTAGCATAGGTAGAAAAACTGAATCAGAACGTCTCCCTATTCCAAAATGGATAATGAACGGTTCAATGCTTATTAAACGAGAATTTCTTAGTGGATTTCAAGGAGGAGATGGTTGTAAAATACGATGGAATAAAATGATTAAAAGAGGATATAATTATATTTGTGCTTCAACAACACAGCAAATTAATCCTCAATATAAAAACAGTTTACAAATATTTATGTCACAGTGTATCATTTTGTTGAAAGAATTTAACATAGAAGTTAAAGAAGTCAAAGAACAAATTGTTGAAACTGATAGAATACTATTGGGATATAAAATATCAGACAAACAACCAAATTTAATTCAATACTATGATACCATAGGTTATAGATATGCAAACACTAAAAATATAGAAAGTGCAAAGGTTATTGAGTTCTTAAAATATAAAGAGACTATGTTTAAAAAATATGAATCATTTATTCAAACTATCAGAAAAATGCACGATAATGGCAGAACTAATACAAGTATTTCTAATGAACTGAATATAAAGGTATCAAATGTTTCTGATATTATTCGCAGTTATAAATCTGGAAGAAAAATAAGTTGTCCAAATTTTAAAGATAAAAATATTGAAACATGGATGCAAAAAATGATAACAAAAAATGATACATTATTTGTAGAAATTGAAAGTATTATTGAAATTGAGAATTGTTTGATATCAGACATCACAGTTGAATCCGAAAATCATAGTTTTATTGCTGGTTCTAATTTCTTATCAAGTAATTGCGCTCAACAGAAGCAGGCAATGGGAGTCTATGCTACAAACTACAATGAACGACTTGACAAAACGGCCTACGTCCAAACATACCCAACAAGACCGCTCGTAGACACACGTATTATGAGTTTAATAAAACTAGACGAGATCCCGTCTGGCTGCAACATAACGGTTGCCATTATGACTCATACTGGTTACAATCAGGAGGATTCAGTTCTAATCAACAAAGGATCCATTGACAGAGGACTATTTCAGACAACTATTTATCACACAGAAAAAGATGAAGACAAACAGAAAATCAATGGCGATGAAGAGATCCGATGCAAACCAGACAAGACAAAGACAAAAGGAATGAAATTCGCAAATTACAACAAAGTGAACTCCAAGGGTCTAATGCCAGAAAACACATTAGTAGAAAATCGTGACGTCATCATCGCCAAAGTGACGCCAATAAAAGAAAACAGAAATGATCACACTAAGGTTATAAAATACGAAGATCAGAGCAAGATTTACAAGACCGTAGAAGAGACTTATATTGATAAAAACTATGTGGACCGAAATGGCGACGGATATACTTTTGCCAAAGTGAGACTGCGTGCTTTAAGAAAGCCAGTTATTGGTGACAAGTTCTCGTCACGCCACGGACAGAAAGGCACAGTTGGTAATATAATTCCAGAAGCAGATATGCCATTTACACGAAACGGATCGCGTCCAGATATCATTATTAATCCACACGCTATTCCATCTCGTATGACAATTGGACAACTAAAGGAGACCTTGTTAGGTAAGGTCTTAGTAGATTTAGGTCTATTTGGCGACGGAACCAGTTTCGGTGAACTAGAAGTTGGCAGCATTGCAGAAAAACTACTGGAACTTGGTTACGAAGCGCATGGCAACGAATTGATGTATAACGGTTTAACTGGTCAACAAATAGAATGTAATGTCTTTATGGGTCCAGTGTTTTATCAGAGATTGAAACATATGGTTAATGACAAGCAACACAGCCGTTCTATTGGTCCTATGGTGAATCTAACACGTCAACCGGCGGAAGGACGTAGCAGAGATGGTGGTCTGCGTTTTGGTGAGATGGAAAAAGATGCGATGGTATCACACGGAGCGGCGAAATTCACAAGAGGACGAATGTATGATGCATCAGATAAATATTCAGTACACGTGTGCAAAAAATGTGGTCTTATTGCCTCGTATAATAATGAAATGCATATACATCATTGCAGAACATGTGATAACAGAACTGACTTCTCTTATGTTGAGATACCATATTCGTGTAAACTTCTATTTCAAGAATTGACGACAATGAATGTAGTGCCTAGATTGATTACTGAAAAATAAATTATATAAAGTCTTAATATAAACTTAAAACAAATCAAAGTAAATCAAAACAAATTATTTAAAAAATAAAAAATATATATTTTTTATTTTTGTATACTATTATTTCTAAATTATCCTTTATTTTTTATATTTTCTTCGCTTGTAACTAGATCTCTTAAGAGTACGTCTTTTACCCTTATCCTTTCGGCAATGTTGTCTGGTTCTTTTGCAAGTTTTGCATCGTTGACATCTCTTGCATCTTTTAGTTCTTCTACCTTGAGCAAAAGGTCTTCTATTTCTAGACAATGTAGGATTTTTATAAAATCGTAAGAAATCCTCCAAATTTCTATTATACGCTTCTGGATTTTTTTCATAGTCTGGAGTCTTATCACCAAAATTGTTTAAAGCATCTCTATCTTCTTGATGTAAAACAGGGAATTGACCACGATCCTTGCGGGGTGTAAAATCTACTTCATGGGTTGGTGCATCTGGCATGTCCATGTTCATATGCACTGGAAGTGCATTATTTGGTGGCTCAGGAAAATCATATTCAGGAGTAGGAGTCAATGAAGGAGTGGGGGAAGGAGTTAAAGAAGATGAATTTGATAAAGGAGGATTAAATGTAGCGGTAGGAGTATGTATAGGAGAAATATCCATCTTTCTTAATTGTTCATAATCTTCTTCTGTCATTTTACCTGCTGGTGATCCTTGTGTAATTCGTTCTTCAAACATTGAAGAATCTTCACTTATTGAATTACCGCTACTGCTATTGGAACTGGAACTGGAACTACCACTTTCTAATGATCTTAATGCTTCCAATCGTTTAAGTCTAACAGCCGACTCTTTATCCATTTGTTCTCTTTTGGATGGATCCATATATTGAGTTGCCGACATATATTATATATATAATTGATATAATAATTGATATAATAATTGATATAATAATTGATATAATAATTGATATAATAATTGATATAATAATTGATATAATAATTGTACCTAAAATAATTATTTTTATTATCGTATAATATAATATATAAATGTCAAATAGTATAGGAACCAGTTTTTCACCATCAGCGACAGGCAAATCAGGATATACAAGTGGCGGTATTGTTTTAGGTCCCGGATTAAGTGAAAATATATACATTTCAAACGACCCTACATATGGACGCCCAAGTTTAGGAGGAGGTTTAAGAGGAATTATGCCTCAATCAGTTATGGATCATGATAATTCTCATGATTTTGCTAAAACCCGTTTTTTTCTACGAGACTCATTCAACACCAGCAGTTATTCCGGAAGCAGCAATCCCAAACGAATTATTGGTCCTTTTAGAGCAGTAAACAATGCAGGAGACCTTCTTAGCAGACAAAACTATTCGTGCGGTGGTTCATGTCAAACTGCTCAGAGTCGTCCTGGTGTAAAGGGTTTGAAACACCGTTTCGGTTCTATTTCAGATGCATGCACTGCATCTACAGTTCATAGTTTGAATCAAGTGGATCAAAATGTTCCCGCATCATCGTGCAACAGTAAATTCGTTTATGATGGTTCCGATTACATTAACTTTAAGAAGAAACAGGCAATAAATAAGGCATACAATGACCGATCTTTTGGCGGTGATAATTTTTCGGCTGCTCAGTCGGCGATTAGAGCAATTAGACGATACTAAATTTTCCACCTTTTTTCACAGATAGGGCTTTGCCCTACCCATGGTAAAGGTGGAGCCAAAGTTCATCTTCTACTTTTGAAAAATATGGTAATAAAATCAATAGAAAATTTGGAAGTTTTGCTCCACTTTTTTTAAAAGTGGAATATATGGGAAAGTATGAAATATTAGCGTCGGTAGCATTGCTATTCAATTTCTCGTCATTTGGCACATTATTATACAACGTAGTTACAACTCGTAATGCAAGTACGTTACCATATATGTGGTTTTATACTAACATTATGGCTCAAGTGTTAATGATTATTTATGCCCTATTTAATGGAGCATATGGAATTTATCTACCAACATTTGTTTTGTTATTAGGACTTTTGTATATGTTATTTATCAAAATATATTATGAAAATGGCGATAAAAATAATGATAAAATCAATTATAAGAGAGACATTATTGAAGGGCTAATTGTTTAAAATAAAAGCAATAAAAAATTGATTTAGATTATATCTTTAAAGATAAAAGTATTTAAAGACATAATCACAACATATAAATGCAACAATTACAAAATCAATCATCTATACAATCTAATACAACCATTATGGATATGTTTAGGAAAAAAGAAAAATCTAAACCAAAGGCGTTATTAGAGTTTGACATTGAATCAGAGTCCAAACTGGATTCTGTTACCGCTATAAATAACTCATATAAAATGCTGAGGGATCCGTATAAAAACAATGAATTCATTCCTCCCAATATTATACCGCAAATTATCTCTCATCACTTCCCTGGTGCTACAATAATTCATTCATTCAATGAAACACACATTGTTTGTACCATTCCTATTAAAAACATTTTAGACGCCAGAATAGATAACTGGGAATATAACAGGCCTCCTGATATGGCACGCTGCCCCGACATTGCCAGATACATGTACAAGTCTAGAAAACCAATTGACACAATGTTCTCTTTCACCTATAAAAATATCAGCGATTGTTTTGATGTTTTAGACGGTATTCACCGCATCACTGCATTGCGCTTCCTCAAGGCAGAAAACTCCAAACAACTTGACCTCATTTCCTACGGCGAATTTGGGTCAAATAATGATGCAGAATGGATTTATAGTCAACAATTATTAGTTAATATCCGTTTCAACTCTATTTTAGGAGATCTTATAGAGACATTCAAGACTTTGAATAAGAGCCAAACAGTGCCAGATATTTACATCAGAGATGTAGCAAAAGAGAAACGAGATATTATCAACGCTATAGCAAATGATTGGCAGATTCGCTTCAAAAAACACTTCTCATCCAGTGCCAATCCAATTATTGGAAACACAAATAGAAACCGATTTGTTGATTTGCTAGACAAAATATATGACAAATATAGAATAACAGAACAAACGGCGCCACAACTAAAGCAAGTTTTAGAAGACGCAAATACACGGATTTCATTTTCCATTCCACTCAAGTTGTCTATTGATGCACGAGTGAAATGCAAAGAAAGCGGATGCTACTTATTTATTTACAAAAACGACAAATTAGAAGATCTTATCTAATTCCACTTTTAAGAAAAGTCACAAGGCTCGCAGTCCTACGGCCTGCTTAGGGAGCAAAAGATATAACCAATTTTTTATTTAAAAAATGAAAATTAGGATAAATATTACTTTTAAATAGGAGGTTTGGCTCTACCTTTCCCTTCGGGTAGGAAGAAAATATTATATCAAATTACAATAAATGACAACTCCATATGCAGTTTCTACAGGAAAGGGTTCTCAAGGATTTCAAGGTTTTGTTAATACTCCTGTTAACGGTCCGCTTACTACAAATAATTACCCATTTTCTATGATGTATCACAGTTATGGAACTTTGGTCGGTCAAAGACAAATGCCACCTCAATTTTTTCCCGGACAGGAACCAATAAATGCCTCAAT